ATGTTTTCCAGACAAAGAAAAGGCTCTCCGTTAGCCGCAATAGTTAGCTACACTCTCCCCAAGTTACACACCGGAAAGAATTGGTATGTGGATTTCACCTGTTATGATCCTGCCGAACAAAAAATGAAACGGAAAAAGTATATGCTTGACGGCATTGCTAAAGTAACGGAACGCCGGAAAATGGCAGCGGACATCATCACCAGTGTAACACAACGTCTACGTTCCGGATGGAATCCCTGGGCTGAATTATCTAATTCAAGACAATACGCCAAAGTGGATGACGTGATTAATATATACGTCAAATACCTGAAGAAGCTACATGCAGCCGGAAGTATCAAAGACAGTACTCTTGTTGACTACAATAAAAGGCTACGTGTATTGTGCGATTACATGCAAAACCACACATTACCTATTATGTATATCTATCAGTTCAATTTGTCCTACATCAGTGATTTCCTGGACTACCTCCTACTCGACCGTGATTCAAGCGCCCGGACTCGAAACAATTACAAAATATGGCTATCATCATTCTGCTCCTGGTTGGTTGAGAAACAATACATGGATGCTAATCCATGTGAACGTATCAAAACACTCAAAGAAGAAGATAAGAAACGTTCTGCCATATCATCAGAAGACTTGCAACGTATAAACCGATACCTGAATAAAAACAACCCCTATTTCCTTCTTGTCTGCCGAATGGAGTACTACACCTTTATCCGCCCAGAAGAATTGACGAACATACGGCTACGGGATATCAATCTGAAGGAACAAAAAATCTTTGTTGCATCAAGCATATCCAAGAACCGCCGTGATGGAATGGTCGGTCTCAACGATGAAATCGTCAGGCAAATGATAGATTTAAAGATATTCGATAGCGACTCAAACGACTATCTTTTCAGTACCGGCTTCAAACCCGGTAAAAAGAAAATCACGACACGGGTACTACGGGATCACTTCTATAAAGTCCGTACAGCTTTGAAACTGCCCAAAACATATATGTTCTACAGTCTGAAGGACTCCGGTATCCGTGATCTGGCAAACGCTGCCGGTATAGTAGTTGCCCGTGATCAGGCCCGCCATGCCGATATATCAACAACCAATAAGTATCTGCAAGGAAGTTCATTAACAGTACATGAAGAAACCAAGCATTTTGAAGGTCACTTATAAAGAAAGCTCCTATCCTCACGGACAAGAGCCTCCAAAAAAAATGTAAAAAAAATGTTTCGTTTATATTTTATGCCTTCTCGTACAGCACCCAATACGGCTGTCCTGCCAAATATTCCACACGATAGCCGGCATCACTGAGTTGTTTGGCCAGTTCTGCCGGACGAACAGCTATGATATTGGATATATCGTACACCAATTCCGCAGAAGTCTTGTAACACTTCTGCGAAGTAGTACCAATAGGCGAATAGTTATGGCCGATAAATTCGGCTATAGCTTTCTGCCGTTCTGCCTGTTCTCTCTTCAGTTCATCTTCTTCGGGATCCTGAGCATCATCATTGTATGCCCGAAAGCCTATTTTTCTACGATTATTCATGGCTGCTCTCCTCCTCTTTTAAGAAATTGGTAAGGAACTGGTTAAACCGCATCAGTTCTTCATAACTGATCTCATTAATCTCACCATCACAATTACGAGCATAAACGTGATATCTAACATTCTTAGTGCCTTCGCTACCTGTATCTACAGTTTTGGTGATAAAGAACTCATCATTCATACTCACCTCCTTTCTGCTCCAGTACATTAGCCTTCTCGCTAAATTGATAAACGGAACGAACCTTGCAAATATCGAGAAAGAACACAAGATCCGGACATCCGCCACTTATAACACGAGCCTCTATACGCGTGGTGCGACTCCCATCAAGAGGACCGGCAGAATATTGTATGCGTTTCAGTTTGGGATGATCCGCATTGATTTTGTTAATTACGTCACATAATTCATGCTTGAGCGCATCCAGGGAAAGTTCATCCTTGATAAGAACATACTCGTACTTATTTACGTAATCAATCACCTTTTTCCATGCCCGGTTTTTCGGAGCGTATGTCTGTAAATGGTAAACAAAGAACATCATGCTTTGCCTCCTTTCTCATTAAAGGTGATGTTGACTGTTCCACCATTGACATAGATGGAAATGGATTTCTCACTTTGTGTTGCACGGATCCGTTCACGTCCGGCGCACAATTCAATGCCCAACTGAGCAAATGCTTGCTGGAGCTTCTCCGCGGATACATAGCGTTCGCGGGCGCGTTGAGGTTGTTTTTTCATTTTGGAAGTCATTTAAAATGAAATATCATATTGATAAATAGACGGGAAGGGAACAAAAAAAGTTCCGCTTTCCCGTTGACTTCCACCTTGAACAGGCAGTGGGTGCATTAACACTCCACACGGGGGTCGGAACTATATAGATAACCAATGGGCATAAAAAATGCCAACGGCAATCGGTTGGCGAACTACTCGTCGCCTGTTCAAAATGGAAGTCGATGCAAAGATGAGAGTTTATTTTGAAACAGCAAAAGAAAAGCGGAGATTTTTTTTCTCCGCTTTTTCATATTTTAGAAACATAATGCAGTCGCAAACTTGCCACTCTGACTATACATTGATAAGTCTCCATTTTTCTCTATGATATACCATTCTATATGGTTAGTATTTATTTCTTGAAATCTAACCAACCCTTTCTCTTTAGTTACTTGAACTTCATCTTTACTTGTACTTCCATCCGAATACTTATGTATTAAATAATATTTATTGGAGTCTAAATCTTTATTTAAAAATAATTGTGTATCAGATCCAGGACGGTTATCAAGCCACCTACCTATTTTTTGAACATTATCTCCAATCTTTGTTTCTTTTTGGTTTTCTAATTCTTTTTTTAACCGCTCATTTTCTGAACTTAAAATCTCATTTTGAGTTTGTAATGCCGTATTTCTATGTTTTGAATTTCCATTATCACATGAAATTAGAAAAGATACAAAACATAAGGCTCCTAAAAGTTTTTTCATTATTTCTATATGCTTTTGATTAATACTTAATCTAATTATAAAAGAAATCAATTCCTTATGCCGTGCGCCCACCGGAACCACCCGGAACCCGATTGAGTACGGGTTACACGACATAAGGAATTGAAACGTTTGGTTTATATTGGGCACTGCAAAGGTCGAAATAAGTTACCAAACGACAAAAAGAAAAGCGGAACTTTTTAAAGTTCCGCCTAAATAAAGAGTAGCATATCTTGCTGAAGGATATGCTACTCATGCCTTTAAAATCGCGATGTATGACTGATGAAGAGCTTAAAGGCACTATATGTAAGTCATGTAAAACAATTGGCATCATTAGATGCCACAAAAATATAAAATTGAAATTAATATCCCAAAGAAAGCCTGTTTTTCTCCACCCCAATTCACGATAAATACATAAAAAAACGAAATACATAAACTTTTCTTTATGGGATTTGCGCATAAATAAAACTTTATGTATATTTGCATTGTCATTAAAACGAAGAGATATGGAAAAAGAAACCAAAATGCAACTGGTTGCAAAACTTACCCAGTTAAAATTGTTATCTAAAATGTATGAACACACTTTCAAGAATGCAGGGAACCAAATGAGTACACAGAAAATGAATGAACTCCTGGATGCCAAACTTGAAACAGACAAACAGATAGCACTTTTGGAAAAAGTTCTGAATGAATTGGAAAAATGAAGTTAAACAAGCTCCCCGCATGGGGAGCATAAAACAATACGATTATGGCACTTAAAGATGATTTAAAGAAATTGCATGAAATCGCTCACTCCGGTGCACCGGATGCCATGGAGAAATATGTTGCGCTCTCTGACGAAATAACCAGCAAGTACACGGACCAGAAAGATGTCGATGCAATAGCCGATTTTTTAATCAATGGCTACAAGGAAATTGTATCAGAGGCGGAAGAACAGATCAACTATGTTACATTAAAACAGCAAATAGCCCCTTATACAGAAATTATTCCGTTAGGCTACATTGCTAAAAAATATTTCGGTAAAAGTACCGCATGGCTCAGCCAGCGTATCAACGGAAGTAAAGTAAGAGGCAAAGTTTATACACTTAGCAAAAAAGACCTGGAAACATTTAATTTTGCTCTTCAGGACATCAGCAAACAATTAGGTTCACTCTCCATATCTTGAGAGACGTTTTATTGACACTTATCCCCGTAGTATGAACCGCTACGGGGATTTTTATTCTATCCTATAAAATGTCCCCTCCAATATAGGCGCCATCCCATCTGTGGTCACTTTCACTTCAATCTTCCTGCAGATATATTTCTTATTCCGGATAATATAAATATGTGTTGCCGAAGGAATATAAGATTTATGAAAATCAATGTGATATTCTATATTGGAATACATCGTATTATCGATATCCAGCCTTTTGCCTATACAATTGGTTATCGAAACCCTCAAAGACAATGATTTGGTCAGCTGGGTGATCAGGTGGTTGTCTCTTTGCATGCAATCCGTATACATATAGTTCATCATGTATTCGTAGATACCCCATTTCCCGTTATTGCTCTGTGTCTTTTTATATCCATCGTTATATGCAAGGGGAATACTCTTCCATGTTTTCTTTTCATGTCCGGCGTTTCCCTGCAAACTTGCCTGAAGATTGACTTCTTCTTTCTCATAAAATCGTTCTTCAGTGATATATGGAACATTTATTAATACCTCATAATTTTCTGTCGTAAAAGAATCCCCCGGTTTCCAATCAGAAACATAATATAGGTATTTTTTCATCTTTACCGGACAAATAGATAACAGCAGTTCGCTTTGAGAATCTATCGTTTTGTCCCGGCTATTCCATAAATTCACTTCCTTAAGCTCGTATCTGTCATAACTTTCGTATCTGGGATACGGATCATAATCCTTTCCATTGTCCCACGCTATATAATTGCGCCCTTCGGCGGAATACAGTTCGTTATAGTTTTTATTCTCCTGCCTCGCAAAATAGTCATATAAATACAGTATTGTCGGAAAATCCCTGTTGTGGGCACTCTCCACAAGTTCTTTGTCAAGCATATCCAAACTGTCCGTGTTCTCCATGTCATATTTGACAACCGCCGCTTTGATATCATTTTCTTCCGCTTCTTCGTTGACATCCACATCATACTCCCTTATAATATTGTCTATGTACTCGGTTTTCCCGTCCCTGTAATAGTCGGGCAAGCTTACGAACCTGATTTCTTTATTGGTCTCATCAACCACCGCATATGCCACAAAGAATATTTCGAGCTGCTTGATCAATTCGGTAAAGGTCCAATGCGGCAAATACTCCTTCAGGTTGATCCGGTATTTGTCGGCTCGGTTACTTATAAGAAAAGCACGGCATACATAGAGTCCCTGATACACGGGATTATCTTCGAAAATATCCTCATTCAGTGTATAACCTATAGTTTTAAATACTTCTTTAATCAGAAACCGGAAATAAGGCATAGGCGCACATTCGTCATACTTAATCCGAATGCTGTTTTTAGATGAGTCGTTTCTATTCGATCGGTTGTAATATACACGGTTTCTCAGGACATTATCCTGATTAAGATATGGCAGATAAACAAAATTCGTCTTGCTCTCGTCTCCTATGTACCTGTCCCTGTCCGTTTCGGATATCTCTGCATGTGTCTCTGATTTGAGGGGAACATCGACCGTATGTATCATATCCATCTCATCTATATACCTGTCGTTGTATACCATGTTTATCTGTGAATTGCCTGATGCGAGCTGTACCTTTACGGAACGTTCGGTCACGCTGATAACCACGGCGGTTCCACGTATGACTACACGTCCGTTTATTCTGATTTCCATTTCATAAAAGGTCCGCTTTTTCTTGATATTCAACATATTTATATGCCCGAAAATACCAAAATTGGCCGGCATAGGAAGTTCTATGTCATAGGAGTAATCCGATATTCCCTTAAAATAAGGATTCTCAAAAATGAGGTTAAAGTTAAAATCCTCCATTAAGACGGCCGCTTTGCCGTTTATATATACCTCTGTCATCTGGAAACGTTTTTAATGAGTTTATCGTATTCTTTCTGCGCCCGATTGATTCCCCTCTTACCGGTGATGTATGTTTCCGCTATAAGCGGATCATCCAGGCGATTTTTAAGCTTACGCAGCACACGGGTACATTCTACCAGCATCGCCACCATAGCCGGATCATTGGTTGTTGTTGTGGCACTGGCTCCGGGCGCCTTAGCCGGAACGGTACGCGTACTCTTGCTGGATCCTGCCACGGCAGCAATGTCCTCGGCTGTCAAATTACCAACATTTCCGGTACGTTGTGCCACATCGATAACATCGAAAATCGGCCGTAAATTCGGATTGGCCACAGCAAAACGGTTGGCAACAAATTCATTGGAATGAACAATACCCTGAGGCTGATCCCAGTTGCCGGGGCCGGTATAACCACCGGTATAGAAATTGCCAACTATGCCTTTAACCACTGCAAAGGATGCCTTGATAGCCGCTATTTGCAAGGCTGCTTTTGCTGCACCAATAAATGATAAAGGGGCTGTTGCTGCCAGATTCTTAACCATTACTTCCAAACAGGAAATTTCAATGACACGCTCCAGGGCATCCAATGCCATCAGAATTGTTTCTTTCAAGAAGTCTTTTAATGACAACTCACCGGTAGCGATCATCTGACCGATAGTTTCACCAAAATCAGCAGCAATACTTTCTACTATGGATACATATTGTTTGTGCATCTCCATCGTTTTCTCATACTTTTCTTTTTCGGCATCTGTTTTTGCTTCGGCCTGCTCTTTATCTATTTCTGTCCGCTGTTCCTCTGTCAGTTGATAGTTATCAAGTAAATCCTGCCAGTAACGTTGTCTGATGTCATTAACCTCTTTTGCAAATTCTTCTTCAGAAGTGAGATTTTTATAATGGTTTGCTGTAGCTTCTTCCAGTTCGATACGTAATTGTTTCTGACGTATGGAAAGACGTTCTTTAGCTGTTTTGTCTGCTGCTTTTTGCCGTTCTTTTTCAGCTTTTTCATCCAGCTTTTTACATTCTTCATTAAATTTAATCTGAGCCTCCAGCATCTTTACCTGTAACTTTTCTCGTTCATGGGGTTCCAGTCCAACTATTTTTAGTTTTTCATCCAACGTCTTTTTTTCCAGGTCTATTTGCAAGGCAGTATATTCTTCATTGGTTTTAATCTCACCCTCTAAATACAGTTTTTGCAGATGGGTCATTTGCTGCATGTGTTTCGTCTCCAGATCCTCCAGTTCCTTACTCACGCGTTTCTTCCGTTCTTCTTCTGATTCGGTACCTCCATTACCGCCATTAGTAACAGGGGACAAAGGATCTGGAGTAACAGTCTTCGGATTCAATGCTTTCCATTTTTCCTGTACTAGCTTCTTGTACCGATCAGTCAAAGATGCAACAATCTCTTCTTCTTGGGAAATCTTGTTGCGAACATCCTCGCGAGCCATCGACCCCATCGGTGAATTGTCACTTAATGCCGGGGATTTTTGAAGGCGCATCAGGTTGATCCGATGTTTATCCAGTTCGTCGGCAACCTCTTTCAATTCGATATTGGTTGCCAACACAGCATTATACCGGTCAAGTGCTTCTGTATTCTCATTAATGATTTTTCCTTCTTTATCAATCTCTGCATTATAATCCGGAATGATGGCCTGTAATTCTTCAATAGCCTTTTTACGTTCTGAATTGGAGAGATTATTATTGTGTATTTTGGTGGTCAACTGATCGATTAGTGATGACTGGCGCTCATATTCATTGTTTGATTTTTCTGTTATCTTCTCATTGACTTTGTTTAGGTCGTAATAAGCCTTGGTGCGTTGTGTCAGTTTGTAGGATGCAATCGCAACGGCGGCAATAGCTGTAGCAATGGCAGCTATAGGATTCAGCCCCAATACTGCCCATGCCGCCCGTATTGCCTTAGTTGCGGCAGAGAAACGGAGTGTCAAAGCTTCCACACCTGCCCGGAGGACAAGCGTACCGGCTGCCACCGTCCGGGTTATGATATTGTGAGAACGCATCTGCAAAATTAATCGGGTTATTGCCTTGTAGTCACCCGCCAGTGCATCATTTAGGGCGATGGTAGCCATCCGGTAGGCAGTCTTGACGATAATGCCTGCACGCATGACTTTGTTGTAAGAGGTATGATGGAGCGCAATCAACCGAAGTGTCGCATAATAGGTTGCCAACGGAACAAGCAGAGTCACGACGGTACCTCCCCACTTTTGGATCCAGTCAATCAGTCCAGGCAGAATTTTAATAACATAGCTCAGCATATTCGTACTCACCGCCAAAGCCGGATTTAACTTTTCACCCAAATCAATAGCCGCCAATTTCATTTTATTGCGCGCCTGTTCCAATTTTGCCTGTGCCGTATCACTGTTTATTGCTGCCTGTTCATACGCCACATTCGTACCGGTAACGGCAGCTGTGAAGTCCTTCACCATCTCCGTGTTCTGAAGGATTACGGATGCCGTGTTATAACCTTCTTCCCCGAACATCTTTTTAATGGCGCCTGCATCCATGTTCTTATTCTTCAGGTTCTCCAGTGCCTTATCCAAGCCAACGATTTTAGGATTGGTTTCATCCGCTCCGGTCTGAAGTACCAGGAAGAACTTTTTCAATCCCGTTCCGGCCACTTCATCTTTTATACCCCGATAGGCAAGCGTTTCAATCAAAGCAACCGTCTGTTCAATGGGAACATTAGCTGAAGCTGCTGCCGTACCTGCATTCCGGATTGCCTTTGCCTGGCTTGCGATATTGGCGGATCCGGCTTGAGAACCGGCAGCCAACACATTGGCAAAACGTCCTGCCTGGTCAGCAGCTTCGCCGTATTGGTTGAGCGACAATGTAAGCGAATCAACCGCCTCATTGAGGGTGATATCCTTAGCAGCCGCCTGTAACCGCATCGCTTCTTCTGTTACAGCCTTGAGTGCCTCCTTATCTCCAAGCAATTCAGGCTTGGCCGAACCGACCAGCATAAACGCATCCAGGATCTCAGCAGCCGACTGGCGGACACGTAACCCCTCTTTTGTCATGGTAGTAGAAAGCGTCTTAGCCTGTACTGTCAGCCAGGCAATATTATCATCATCAAGCCCGGTCAAAGCTTTTAGCCCGGCTTGTGACTCTTCTAATTTGTTGCGTTCATCTCTGATGGTGCGTAATGCAAGAGTTACACCGGTCAGAAAACCGATCACAGACAAGATAACCCCACCGAATCGGTTAAACCAATCTACCATGCTGCCGATACTGATCGTTGCTTTCTTGGTCTCGGTAGTGATACCTTTTATCTCTTGACGGTGTTGTTTGAGTATGCCCTGAAGGTGCTTTATCTTCGCCATGGTTCGGTTGTATTCCTCAGAGCCCATAGTCATGGTCTTCAGCTGCTGCGTCAATTGCCGACACTCTTTCTCTATGTGGTTGACATCATTGACTATTTCCTTTCCATCGATATAAAGATAGATGCCTCTTTTTTCTGATTTACTTTTTGCCATTTTTCTGAATCTTTAGTTTGCCAAATGTGTCCAGTATCTTTTTGAAAGCCTTGTCTCCGTAATATTCTCCTGAGATATCCGCAAGCTCGGTGATATGTTTGTTAATTACTCCGTCAATGAAATCAACGGGTCTGCGGAGTACGGTGAAAGTACCGAGCTCGGTCCGGTATTTCTGTTTTTTTATTTCCGCATTGGAGTAGCCTTTCTTGACCAGTGCCGTCCTGATGGCCTCGTTGCGATACGTATGCTTTTTCCGGTTATACAGATTATATCCTCTGACTACCATGCCATTAATGCGGGTATATCCACGTCCCACACCGTAATGAACGAATACGCCATATTGCTTGAACTTGAATGCAATACGGTTTATATCATCTTCGGTACCCCCTTCGGCATACCGCATTTTCTTCTCCAGACTCCGGTTTAACTCATTGGTACCTTTAGTCCTGAGATAAAGGATGCTTCCTGACATGCCAATGATGGAGTCCATCCAGGTACTTACATTCTTTTTAAATTCCGGTGCTGTGACCAGTCTGCTCCGATTAGTATCTTCTGCCATAAAAAAAGCCTTTAGTTTCAGGCACAAAACTAAAGGCTGAAAAGAGTGGGAAAAAGGACAAGAAATTAACGAACGGAGAATTTAAAATCATTGATCCGGTTCAACCATCCTTTCCGGAACACAAGCTGCGACGGGTCCTTTTTACAGATTTCTTCAACAAACCGGATCCGGTCCGCCTTGACAGCTTCAAACAACTGGCGCTGGTTGGCCAGATTAATACTGGCAACCATTTGAGGTCCTACAATGCCATCTACCTTAATCTGCAGGAGTTGCTGTACCCTTGTGATACCCGAACGCCCGGACGCCCATACCCAGTCCACACAAATGTTAGCAATGGACTGGTTATGTATAAAATCAGCCTGATAACGGTCCCAATAATACTTTTTGAAGATATTGAATACATCTTCCGGAGTAATCAATCGTAGATCATCCGCATCGATATTGCCATCACCGTCTTTGTCATAACCGCATGATCTCCATGTTGACAAGGTAATACCCATGTTGGTTTTACCACCTCTGTCGTTTTTGTGGTCACTCCACCCGCCTTCCCATTTGCGGATGATCTTGAATAAAACTTCTGCTTTTGCCATATTGTATAAATGAATGAAACATTGGCAAAAGTAACCTATCGTTCAATAGCTATATAGGACACTATTTATACTTCACTCTTTCAAGATGATTATTAAGGGTAACCAAGTGACATTTCAGTTTTCGGCAAATAGCAGCTTTTGAACTTCCTTCAGCAAGCATCCGGCTGATAAGCTCCGCTTTCTTGTCCAACTTATAATGTGTTATCTTCTCACCTTTTTGTCTGCCGAGCTTCTGTCCTGCAGCCTTACGTCTGGCCAATCCCTCTTTTGTTCGCTGGGAAATAAGATCGCGTTCGATCTGAGCTGATAATCCGAAAGCAAAAGCCAATACCTGGCTATTGATGTTATTTCCCAACTCATATTTTTCTTTCACAGTGAGTACTAATGTCTCTTTAGTCATACAGAGATTGAGCATTGACATTATGCTCATAAGGTTACGGCCTAATCGACTAATCTCGGAAAGTATAAGGGTATCACCTTTCTTCATCTTCTTCAGAAGTGGACCAAGTTTTCTATCTTTTGCAGCTTTAGTTCCGGAAACCGTTTCGGAAATCCACTTATCAATTATTAATCGACGGTCATTGGCAAAATTCTGAACTTCAAATTTTTGGTTCTCAACCGTTTGTTTATCGGTACTGACACGAATATAAGCGTAAATCATTTTTGTCGGTGAAGATAATAAACTAATCCTGCCGGAGCAAATACAGTTCTGTCGCCCGTTAAAACTGAATAGATCGTATGAAAGAGAATGAATTGAATAGCGGAGTTCCTACTAAAGTACGGGGAATAGATACAAACGGCAATAGTATAGCGTCAACCCCAAGTGAGTTGATGACTGCATTAGAAAGCATAGGGATGTTTAAACGAATTTTCTTTCCTTTTGGCACTGGTTCCAGATGGCTTAAAATAATGGAAATAAAACGTGGAATGAATTGCTCATTTCTGTTAAATATGATATGTTTTGCAAATCAGCCAGCATCTATAATTGTGGGATTTGCAGTGAATTATGAGGGTAATATAATGCATTGTGATTTTAAGCAACTTATAGGAAAAGCTGGTGAAACGTATAATCCTAATATAAAATACAGAAAGGGAAATGGAATAATATCCATTTGGGCTAAAGATTCTATTGTTAGTAGTAAAGCATCGTGTATAACCATCTTACATGGTAAAGCAGATTTTCCGATGGTAATCGAAACACCACCGGAGGAAGCAATACAACCTATATGGTAAGGATTTTTATTATATATTCCCCTTCCATGCTTATCTCTAAAATATAATCTATTCTGTCGCCCGTCAAAAGTGAATAGGTATGAAAGAGAATGAATTGAACAATGGTACAGTTGCCAAGGTGCGAGGAATAGACGCTAATGGCAACAGTGTAGTGACCACTCCAAAAGAAATAGCAAAGTCAGGAGGATGTGGTACATTCTCTATGACGGAAGCTCTTAATGGCAAGTGGTATAGAATAGCTATAAGTCGTAGATGTTATATGGCAAGTTCGGTATTACTCAATGTTGGAAGCCGATATACGAATAATGCTCCTTGTTCCCAATTATTCTACATTGCGTTGGATGGCTACAGTAAACTACAGAATGTTGTTCAATTAGGGGCAGCAGGGAAATGTATTAGTAAAGTACGGTTATTATACAAAGGCTCAACTACAGAAAATGGAATGATTGATATCTATATCAGTGCGAATGGAAGGAATGATATAGACTTTGCTTACAGCAATAATATTGGATTCACGTTTCAGAAGCCGATAGAAGTTCCAGAAGAACCGGACGCAGGATATAATGTCAAGGAATTTACATTCTAAAAAGCGGGAGATTTAATCTCCCCTGATTACTTCATACCTATCGCCCGTCAAAACTGAATAGGATATGAAATTAAATGAGTCTGCACAAATAAACAGTATTAGTGACGAATATATAATGCTAATGGATGCCAATGGGAATCCTCTAAAAATAGCAAAGGCAGATTTAGCTAACGCTTTGGCATCATTTGTTCCAGCTACAAAAGGTGAGGTTTGGATTGTATATTTGGACAGCGATAAGAACAAAATTCTTATTCCCTGGGAGCAGTGGTCCACATCCCGGACAGATGCTGTCGGTGTGGCAATCATGTCAGGAGGCAAGCGTCTGTTGATTGCACCTCATGAATCTTCACTTCCCTGGAGTTCTGATGTTGGCTCTGGAGGAGCGGTAACAGCGACTGTGAAAGCAACGGCAGACGGCGATTATGCGGGGCAAAGTAATACTAACAATGTTGTCACTTCGGCTGCATTTGCTGGAGATGGAGACAGTTATGCACCAGGATATTGCGCAGCGTATAGCAATGGAGGTGTGACTGCTGGTTCGTGGTGGCTACCATCACTGGGAGAGCTTGGACTGATATACGAGAAGTTTAGTGCGATCAATGCGGCATTAGATAAAATCAACGGTGCAATAAAACTGACAAGAGGCCCCTATCACTCCTCTACCGAATACTCAGCAAAGTACGCGTGGACGTTGTTTTCTCAGAGTGGCTTTCGTGCAAGTAGCATTAAGACAACAAGTAAATACCGGGTTAGACCTGTTACATCATTCTAAGTGAAGTTGACATAGCTCACGATATGTAGTATAGGAGCATAATGCCCCTATACTATTGGTTATCCTGCACAAATTATTTTCCAACCTCCCCAACCTTTGCTTTCTCGATATGTCCTATATGATACCTTTCCGTCTGCAGATTCTCTGCCATAAGCCGTCTGCAAAACAACCAATTCATTTAAAACAATAGATACTGAGACAAGAAGAAAGCCATACGAAAATGGAATGTTTTTACAGCCATTACCAAAAACTATATTTGCGTTGTATTTTATGTCGTTCAAATCTGATGTCGAAACGTACAATGATCTGGGTAAATTGGCTGGATCAATTAATACACTATTCCCATTGGGATCAACCCCTCTGACTTTAGCCACTCTGTTAACTTCAGATAATTCAGTTTCTTTCATGCTATTCACTTTTGACGGGCATATAAATTCATGCATTTTTACCACCTTTTTGATGGTGTAATATCACAAGTAAAAATGACGTATAATGTACGCCCGTCAAAACTGAATAGATCATGAAACTGAATGAAAGTATGCAGGTCGGTAGTATTAATAGTGAATATATCGCCTTAATAGATTCTAATGGTAATCCAGTACGCATAAGCAGAGCTGATCTTGCTGAAGTAATTAGGCTGGTAATGTCAGAAGCTACGAAGGAACGAAAGGGATTGGCATCCGTTGATCTGTTTAAACGAAGTATGCAATCTTATTCAGCAGAAAAATATGTTCACTTATGTAACTTAACAGTTTATTATGCTAATTGCCAATTTCTTATAGCAAGCGGTACCCCTTTGGGAAAGTTACCTCTTGGAATGATATCCTGTCGGAAAGGTTACTTGCCGGAATTAATCAATATACAAGGGGATAATGCTTCTTTTAGGCTATATTACAGAGACGTAAATGGAACACGGGAAGTATGGGGATATGAGACTTCCTCTGGTGGATCGCTCAATTTATCCGTTATTGCTAACCATGGAGGAATCATTAAGTTAGAAACAAATAATGAAGCCCCTGAGGGGCTTATTAGAGCATAGGGGCATTATGCCCCTATACTATTACTCTAACGTGGCTTCAAAACCACCTTCGAACTCTGAATTATCGGCAGTTTCCATCTTCATAGTAATGCCATACGTGCTCATCGCAATAACATCAAGGATAGGGGTAAACTGATTACGCTCAGCATATACTTTGCACTTACCATCCGCATCTGTTTTTCCTATAATTTTCATATTATAGCTACCGGATAACACTTTTACTTTTATGATAGGATTACCTGTATTACCAGATGCACGTGCCATTGTTATAAAATAGAGATTAGGTAGGCCTGTAGTAGTGGCGGATATAGACAGCAGCATTGATGCAGTAACGGCTGTACTTCGAGTTTCACATAATAACGTACTTGCTCCTTTATTCATGCTACCAATCATTCCAGCCGGCATTAAGCCTTTATCTGTGATGTCAGCTTCGTTCATCACGTTGCGAATGGCCTCTGCAAGATTGTTCTTGCTGATTCGTACCAATAGCCCATTACTATCTGTTAGTAGCACATATTCGCTGCCTATAGTGCTCACTTGTGCAGCCTCGTTTAATTTTCCCATACCTATTCACTTTTGACGGGCGACAGAATGGATTACATTGCAGAGGCAAATACAGAATGGAAAATATGCAATAAAAATCTTTACCATATAGGTTGTATTGCTTCCTCCGGTGGTATTTCGATTATCATCGGAAATTCTGCATTACCATGTAAGATGGTTATACATGATGCTTTATTACTAACGGCGGAATCTTTAGCCCAAATGGATATTATTCCATTCTCTTTTATGTATTTTATATTAGGATTATACGTTTCACCGGCTCTCCCTATAAGTTGCTTAAAATCACAAAGCATCACATTGCCTTCATAACTTACTGTATATCCAACAATTATAGATGCTGGTTGATTTGCAAAACATATCATATTTAACAGAAATGAGCAATTCATTCCACGTTTTATTTCCATTATTTTAAGCCATCTGGCACCAGTGCCAAAAGGAAAGAAAATTCGTTTAAACATCCCTATGCTTTCTAATGCAGTCATCAACTCATTTGGGGTTGATGCTATACTATTGCCGTTTGTATCTATTCCTCGTACTTTAGTAGGAACTCCGCTATTCAATTCATTCTCTTTCAT